ACCAGACACCTTACCGAAGGACGAACTCATTGAACTCCAAAAGATTCAGCAAGAAATGATGTTAGGTCTTGAGTGCAGACATGGTGCTATGGAGAGAATCGGAAAGAGTAATATTCCTAAGAAGATTGCAGAGATTGATAAGGAAAGAGCACAATATCCAGAACTCTTTAATCCTACACTTCAAGCACAGTGGTACTCTAATAATTTCCAGACACCTACAAATGCAGGTGGAATGTTAAATGGACAGACACCACAAGAGCAGATGAGAGTTGCAATGACAGGTCAAAATGGTGGTGCAGAAGTATAAGAGTTCGTTATTAACACCAATTTCTTTATTTAAGTCACTTGAAAGGTGTTAATTGGTGTGTTAATATATTCATAAATCAATGACATGGAGGTACTTATTATGAGAAAAAATTGTGGAAGTATTGCAGAAAATGGTCGTGTAGCAATGAAGACTATCGTTGATGCTCTTACCTTAAAGGTGTTTGCAGATGAACCTAATAGTGATGATGACAACAAGGGTGGTGAAGATGGAAATTCTTCAAAGTCAACCATCAACTATGAAGATTTAATTGCAAAGGCTAGAAAGGAAGAAAAAGAAAAGCAATACAAGACCATTGAGAAGCTAAAGAAGACAGTGGAGACACTTACTGAACAGCACAACAATGACCTGTTGAGTATTGCGGAGTTAGGTAAGAAAGTTGAAGAAGCCGAAGCCAAACTGACAACAGCAGGTAAAGGTGATTCAGAAGAAATCACCACTCTTAAGAGCACTATTGAGACCCTTAAGAAAGAGAAGAAGGCTCTTGAAGATGAGGTCACAAAGTTCAAAGAAGTTGAGCCTGTTGACAGAAGTGCGGTAGAAGCAGAAGTAAGACAGCAACTTGAAGCAGAGTATGAGGTCAAGACATACAAAGCAACAAAGCTTCTGGAAATGAAAGATGAGATTTTAGTTCCAGAGTTAGTAATGGGTGATACTAAAGAAGCTATTGATGAATCAATCAAAGCCGCAATGGAAAGAAGTAAGGAAATTAGAAAGTCACTTGGGATTTCTGATAAGCCTAAGAAGACACCTAAAGCACCTGCTAATCCGAGTGTGGATGGTATTCAAGATAGTGGTGTTGACCTTGATAGACTTGCTAAGATGGACGTTAGAAGTCCAGAGTACGCTGAATTACGTAAACAATTAGGACTTAAATAATTCTTAACAAAGGAGGAATTCAGTGATGAGAAAGTCACAAATTAAGGACATTTATAAATCCCTGTTCGTGATGAAAGTACTTGCGGCAACATATACCCCAGATGTAACTGTAGCCACTGCACAGGGTCAAACTAATGGTGGTACACTGTTTAGTGATGCCATTCGTATGGTATATTCCAGAGAGATTGAGTTTAAGGCTCTTCCTCTTATGAGATTTTCACAGTTTGCAACAGAGAAGACTGAACTTGGTGTTGAGCCGGGTCTCACAATCTCCATGCTGACTTATGATAACCTTGTTCTTGGTGGTAAGCTTGAAGAAGCTAAGACAATGGCTACACAAGCACTGTCTGGCTCAATGAAGCAAATCACTGTTTCTGAGCACGGTAATGCTGTTTCCAATTCTGAACTTCTGGTTCAGTCTTCGTTCGATGATGTTATGGCTACAACCACAACTCTGCTTGGACGTGACTATGCTATGGTTCTTGATTGCGAACTGCGTGACACTGCTCTGTCTGGAACAAACAAGGTTTACGCAAACAAGAAGACTGCTCGTACAGGTCTTGTTTCCACTGATAAGCTTGATGTTGCTACTATCAAGGATGCTATTGAGACCCTTGCTACTAACAACGCTCCGAAGTGGAATAACCTGTATTGGATTTGCTTCGTGCATCCGCATCAGAGCCGTGACCTGCGTGATGACAGTGCATGGATTAATGCTTCTAACTATGGTGCGCCAGAGCAGATGTTCAATGGTGAGATTGGTAGAATTGATGATACCAGATTCATCGAGACAACTCTGATGTGCAATGGTAAAGCGGCTGTTACTGACCCTGCTTATAAGGTGGCTCTTAAGAGTGGTACTGATGGAAACCAGACTGATATCTTCCAAGCTGTTATCTTCGGTGACCAATACTTCGGTATTGCATGGTCTCTGCCTGTTGAACTGAGAGATAATGGTGTTGAAGATTTCGGACGTAAGAGAAGTCTTGCATGGTACGCTATCTTTGGTACAGGACTGCTTCACAATGACTACGGTGTAGTTATTGAGAC